GACTACGTTGAGTATCTCTACGACCCTAGCGTTGCAGCGGTAATCGACTTCCCGATTTCTTCACTCCCGGCATTCCGCAGCAAACTGGACTCACTCGATAAGTTCATCCTGCACCCACCAAAGCGCGGCGATGCTTCTATCTATTATCGGGACGATGTTGACATCTTCCTTATTAAGAAAGAAGCCGGCGATTACGTAAACGGTATCTATTATCATCGTAATCGTGAAGACTCGCTCAGGATGCTTACTCATCGTGACTACAGCATCCCCTCAGCGTACGTAACGGGATATGTGAAGGATGACTTGCGTTGGAAGAACGACGCCTCAGGTTTGATTGTACGCGTTATGGTGAGGGAATCGGGTTACAGTCGATCTTTGGTACATGAGATCAACCGCATCCACGAAATCTATAAATTACCAGATGCTAAAATCCTGCGTGCCTTCCAAGGGCTGGACTCTACTTTAAAAGAGTGGACGGCAGATTGGTTGGAGTCGGCTAACTATCCGTACGTCATGCGTTGCTGGTATCCTGAAATCACCCCAGGTGTTGTCATTGATGCCATGGGTCACAACAGTATTGCCGAGTTCGTAGGTAAAACACCTACGGTGGTTACCCACACCAACGAAGGGATCGATTATGTCGACCTTCCTTGGGGACTACAGCAAAATGCCACCATGTACGAATACGACGAGAATGGTTTACTGTTAGGTTTCTATTACCACACTGAAGGTGCCCGCTACTACACTGCAAATAAAAATGCGGATTTGGTAGAAGGTATCTGTGGACAGGCCACCCAGAACGTGGAAGCGTATTACGGTAAGGTTGCCCTCACACTTGATCCACTGAAGAGTTATCGTTTCTATATCTCTGACGTCTTGAGTGGTGGTACTCAGAACAACTGGCGGGAAGTCACAGAAGCTGATGGCTTCTTTAAAGTGACGGATAACGTTGTAGCATGGAGTTACGACGAATCTCGTAAGGTGGGTTGTGTTGTCTCTGACTCTAAGTTCTTAGGTTACACTTTAGACTTAGACCAGCCGGATGGTTTCTTCCGCTTCCATGTGAACTACACGGATGTTCAGGGTGTGGTCATGGAACTGCCGGTAGGGAAACTGGAGTTATGGTTAGGTGGTCCGGGTAAACCAGGACGGAGTTTAGTTCCAGGTCTGGATTACTTTGTTAACTGGCCAGAAGTGGTCATTGTTAATAAGGAATGGCTGAATGTCGATGGCATTAACACCGTCACTATTCGCTGCACCGACTGGGCTCAGAAAGATGGGTCAATGCTTCCTCAACCCGATGCCGGTTTCGTACAACACGGTCTGTTGTCTAATGACAAGATCTATCAAATCCGTGACGATCACGTAATTCGTTGTGTTGCTGATGGTCGTACCTTCCACCGCGATCAACTGGTGTTTGCTGAACAGAAGTATGGACTGAAACTGAAAGACGCAGCGAATGTGTTAGACGGTCGCCCTTACTGGATCAGTGATATCCGCGTTCCTTTCACGGGCATCCCACAGAGTAAAGTGGAGAGTTTACGTGCTCAAGCTGCGGACGTTGACAAACGTGCTGGTGATTACCTGGCGAAACAGTTCACACCACCGACCTTTGATCAACCACCTTTCATCAAGTGGCGGTATCGGGTCTACAGTCCGGTTATCACTAAGTTGATTAGTGACATCATTCGCGGATGGTTCGTTCCACCACAAATGCCATGTCCAGACCAGACTGTGATGGAAAGCTTTAAAGACTACGAGTATATCTTACCGTTTGACCCTGCCCGTTTGCAGATCACGCAAGAATACGTAACCGTCCATCCGCACCCGTGGAGTAAGACGCGTACGGTGACTCAGAGTCAGTATCTGTATCTGAAGAAGATCACAGAGCTGTATTTGAATGACCTCGTGGACATCACCCAATTCTTAACAATTAAGGGTTAATTTCAATGGTAGATAATGTTCAGTATCCACCGATTGGTACCTTAGACCCCAACACGGATACTATCCCGGAACGTGATGCCGAACGTGGTTATCGCTTCTGGCATATTCGTGAGCGGTACACGGGGCCAAAGGGGAAAGGTAAATACGTGCCGAACGTCGACGACACGTTTATTGACTACGACAACGGTTTGTTCCGTGTGTTGGAAGTCGATTACACTACCGGTGAATCTCGCATCGCGTTGTGGCACGCTCCGGCTGCTGTCACTGACGGTACTGACTACGATAAGATCTTGGGTGCTGGTCCTGGTTTGTTCCAGTCAGAATCTCAACGCATTTACTTCAACGGCTCAGTAATGCCACACACGCTGAACATTGACCGTCAGCTGTATGTGTATGGGCGTGAAGTGAAGTCCTGTAAGATCTTCCGTGGTTATGAAATCGGTGAGACATTGGGTGTCGTCATCGGTCTGTGGTTTGATGCCAACGGAACGGGTAAAACGGAAAATATCCCGTTACAGCTCGTCGGTACAAACGACATCACCAACGTGAGCATCCAAACACCACTGCAAGCTTACACTACAGTTCAACTGGAAGAAGGTGAGCCGTGTACGGTTGTGTTCTACGGTGAAGACGGTAGCGTGCTTTCTAAGTCCGTACTGTTTACCTCTGTGACCACATTCACTCGTCCGATCGAAATGGCCCAGCGTGTTATTACTGGTATCGAACTGATCTCGCCAAACCTGGCTAAGAACGATGCCACCATTCTGGAAGTTCCACTGAATACCACAATTGGTGGTCTGTTCGTGATGTGTCGTGTTCATTATAACGACAGCTATCAGGACTTCCCAATCGACGGTGTGAAAGTAAAACTCGACGGCATGGACCAGTACGTTGCAACCATTGATGGTGAACGTATTCCATTGGTGTTGACGTATATCCTCAGCGATGAAGAGTCTTCTGTCGTGGGTAGCGAGAACACCAATCGCTTCATTGCCAAACCGTACAAAGCGCGCACAGTCGCTGCTGAAGGTGCCTATAGTGTGAAACTCTTCCCGATTCCTGTCTGGGTTGACGAGTTCACCGGATGGGAACATGAGTGGTAACTGTACAACGCCGACCGTAAGCGTGCTTACTATGCAACACCGTACGTTGAGTGGAATCCGAACACTCCAGCATTCCGCCCACTGAAATACGGTGTGGTTCAGGAGCTTGGTGTTTCAGTTGAGTTGTCGAAGATTGACCCGACGCTCAAGGCACACCGCCACACTCAAACGCTGGCCATTACATTGATGGGTAATCCGTTAACCAGCACCGTACCATGGTTGATTCGTTATAGCCAAGGTGCTGATGTTGAATACGGTAAGAACTTGTCCGCTGAGTTCACCTTCAACAAAGTCGGTAACTGGAGCCTGAACATTGCGTCTGGCTTTACGTCACTCGACCTGTGGCTGGAAGCGGTGTATTACAACACCCAACCTCTGTTCATTGCGGGTCAGGAGCTTAAAGCACCTAAACCTACGCACTTTAAACTGATCATGAATGATGTAGTTGTTGACTACCCAATCGCGAGCTGGAATAAAGTGTTGAGTGTAACGACCGGTATGAACGTTGGTGAGTCAGTGGTTGTACAGTTCATCCAGCGCTTGCCGAACACTGATCTTCAGTTGGCGTCAAGTCCGTTGGTTGTTCATCACACCAATACCACCAAAACAAGCTAAGCCGTACGTGGTGGGGGAAACCCCACCACTGTCGGTCACTATGGGACACTGTGCCCGACGGAGCTACGCATGATCCTTTTCCAACAAGACTGGCACTTGTACCCCACTGCTACACCGCACTGGGAAACATCGAACAAGTCTTTCCTTGATATGGCAGCGATGTATAAAGCCATGGGCGTTAAGAACTGTTTGTTTATGCTGTCACTGCTACAGCCTGAACTACGGTATGTCGACCCCTTCGCAAAAGACCTATCACAGGACATCAAGAATAAAATTGCCGTGGAGTGTCGTTATAACCCATGGTACTACTATCGTGAGATCGTACGCTTTGAAGCGGGTTCGGTACCACGCCGCTTTGTGGCTAACCGTGCCAACATCAGTCTGATCTGGAGTTTCTACAACCACATCGACTACATGTTGATACAGCCGCGTCAGACCGGTAAGTCAGGTTCGTCAGATACCATCAGTATCAACCTGATGTACTTCACGATGTATAAAGGTAAGATTTACCTGATTACAAAGGATGACGCCCTGCGTCGTTCGAACATTGACCGTCTGAAAGCTATCCGTGACTTACTACCGTCATACCTCTGGGTTAAAGACCGCCTTGATGCGGATAACCAATCAGAACTGACTTATAACCTGCTGGGTAACGCATACGTAACGGGGGTAGCTCAGAAAACAGAATCGGGGGCGTTAAACTTGGGGCGTGGATCTACGTGTCAGGTAACGCACATCGATGAGGTTCCCTTCTGTGCCAACATAGACATCACCATACCCGCTGCGCTGGCAGCGGGTACGATGGCGCGTCAAATTGCTCGTGAGAATGATCAACCGTATTCAAACATCTTTACAACAACGGCTGGTAAGAAAGATACCCGTGAAGGTGCGTACGTTTACGAGATGCTCACCGTTGCTGCGGTATTCGATGAATCGTTCTATGACGTAAAAGACCAACAAGTCTTACGTCAAGTCCTAGAGAAGAAGATTGGGAAGAAAGGTGCCCGTCTGATGATCAATGGCACGTGGAGCTATCGTCAGTTAGGTCTGGACGAAGAGTGGCTGCGTGAGGCACTGCGAAACTCCGGTGCAAAAGGTGAAGAGGCGGACCGTGACTTCTTCAACCGTTGGACAGCAGGTAGCTTGCGTTCTCCTCTTTCTACTGAACTTAACGAGACGATTCGTGGTTCTGAGCGTGACCCGTTGTGGACTGAGTATCACAAAGACGGCTACGGTATTGGTTGGCATATTCCGCAAGATCGACATGCTAAGTTCATGGAGTCCACTCAGTTAATACTGGGTATGGATACCTCAGAAGCCATCGGTCGAGATGCCATCGGTTTGGTACTTACTGATATTCGCGATATGGGTGTCGTAGGTGCAGGTCGTTGTAATGAAACTAACCTGATTAAGTTTGCAGATTACGTTGCTGAGCTGTTATTGAAATACCCAAATATCACGCTCAACATTGAACGTAAATCAACAGCGCAGACAATCATCGATACGTTACTGCTACGTCTCCCTATGGCCGGCATAGATCCATTCAAACGCATCTTTAACTGGGTCGTTGAAGAGGCTCAAGTCGATAAGAACTATGCGGCGATGATTAACACACCGTTACGTTCTCGTGGTAACTATTTCTACGACGATATTCGCTCTAAGTTTGGTTTCGTGACCACTGCGGATTCTCGTATGACGTTGTTCACTGAAGTCCTGCAAGAGGCTGCTAAACGTTCAGGTAAATATTGCCGTGATAAACTGCTAGTTGGTGAGATTACTTCACTGGTTGTTAAGAACGGACGTATTGACCACAAAGCGTCAGGACACGATGACATGGTAATTAGCTGGCTGCTCTGCTTCTGGTTAGTTATGAAAGGGTCCAACCTGTCACACTACGGTATTCCACGTGGTGCGATTATGTCTCGTAGTTTGGGCGATGCTGCTACACCAGAAGAACGACGTGCTGCACTGGAGCAGGAGCTCCAGAAGCAATATCGTGAAGAGTTAGAAGACTTAGTGGAAGAGTTAAAAAATACTACGAACATGTATGTTGTAAGTAAACTCGAACACAAGCTTAATGTTTTAACTGGTCGAATCAAATCGATGGGTGGTGAAAGCTTCTCACTGAACGAACTGTTAGAAGACATTAAAGACTCTCGCTCCAAAGGTGCAAGGATTAAACGATTCTAACCCATTCGTGCTCTGACAGCATAAAACCCCTAGCCTTTGGTTTTTGGTTCAGAATATAAGTAAGGCGAGTATTTATTTACTCGCCCCTTAGTCTCAAAGAGGTAATTAACGTGGTGACTCGCAGTGATGTAATGAAAGCAATGTTGGCTACCATGCTGCCAACAACCAGTAGTACCGAGGACACGTTCAAACCTTTAGAGAACGCAGTGCCTAAGCGCGTGAATATTGAAACGTTCGCTAAGACTCGTGGGAAGCCCGTGGTGGTGTTCTGTCTTCCTGGTACAGTTACGTTAGGTAAAGGGCGTTTCGCTGTTCAGAAGACCGCACAGAAGCTCTGGTATTGCGATGCGGAGCTTCACACGCAAGAGAATGGGATTCGTCGGATTCGTTTGTGTGCTAACCCGACAATTATGTGGCCTACTGTGGTAGTGGGTCAAACGGCAGAGCGTGCGCTGAAGCGATTCATCTCCAGCTTGGCGAAAGTAGGTGCGCCAGTGATGCGCTAGCTCTCGCCACCCTGTGAGGAGGGTGCGTTGTGCTGAGGGCTTTATTTAGTAAATTAAAATTGTTGTACGAAATAGTACGAGCGACAGTACGCAGGAAACGATTACCGGTAGTTCTCTATCGGAGTGACGTACGTTTTCCGCACAGCGTTCGGTTTCTTGGTGAGAGTAGTCCTATCGTGGTTACACTCGTTTGCTATAAGCATGAGTACTACCACCATAATGGGCGGTTCTACAAACCATCCGGTATCTACAAGGACTGGGTAATGTGCTATCAAGATCCAACCACGCCCATTGCATTAGAGTTAGAGGCTGTAGTCTATCCTAATGCGCATAATTTCAATGCTATTATTAACCACTATGTGGACTACCTTGGGACAACTTCCCTCAAGGAGTCCAAATTGAGCTAGGAGGTAACGATGGACCAGTTTCCACATAACGAGTTCGTTAGTATTCCGGTACCCAGTGCTCTAAGTGCAGTGGCGGGCGGATCACAGGTGAGTCGTATTAAAAACACGCCATATACTGAGGTCTTCCACACTGTCCCTGGTGGTTCGGGAGAGAACATGAATATCGATCATCAGTTCCTGGAAGCATGCGACGTTGTCGTAGGCCCAGCCATTTCTTTAGCACATGGTCCAGAACGCAGCCGTGTCTTAACGCTATCACCTTTCGCGGTACCAATGGAGCAGGGCATTGCTTTGCTGAAAACGCCAGCTGGTACTGCCGTGTTCCACGGGTTGAGTCTTTCTAGTCTCACTCTTGGCATACCACAGTACGTGATGGAGTATCTGCAAGGTAGACTCAAACGAGAACATAGTGAAGGGTGGAATGTAATTGCATACGACCTTTCACTGGTTGTCTGGCGAGACGCCGATAGTTGGGCAGCTCGGTTAGGAAAACGAGTGCTGTGTAATTTCCAGGTAGAGCATATCAACGGAGTAGCCACACCTGTGGATATTCATTTGGTTGATAACTTCGGCATCAGTAATGTTGCTGGCTTCACCGCACACCTGGCAACATTGATTGCACGTGCATTATAAATAAGAGCCTCCCTTATTCGGGGAGGCTTATTATGCCCCATTCAAATTTCAGATATATATTACCTCCATGCTAACTGATAAGGAGTACAAGAATGAATTATTTCGAAAACTGGAAGTCGTGTGCAGAATCCCCTGGGTTCCTAACACGTAAAGGGAACGACTGGATAAACCCGCTAGGAGAGGTTGTTGTATCCATCGCTAAACCTGCTGAGCCATCTAACTATCGCTATTGGGCATTACTAGCTTATTACGCAAAAGGATACGATGGCGAACTGACCTACTCACTAATGGCCGTTTCAGGCGATGAAGGAGTCGGTGAGTATGAGGAACAGTTAGCGACCGTCCTCAAGTTGAACTTGCCTGTAAATCTCGATGTAGAGATCTACGCATTTGGTACTGTCGACTTGGTGGACTCGGGTGAGGGTTCAATGTACATCTACGTAGGCGACACGGAAATCGCGGAGCTTTGGGTGGAACCAAATGGCGATTACGGATTTGAAAGTGACCTATTGGATAAACCCTCGTTAGACTACCTCTATGATTTAGTTGGGAGTATAACGGATGTTAACTGTCCTGAACGAACGGAAACCGGCGGGTAATGCGGTATTAGGAATTATCGATAGTTTCGTCATCGATAAGATGATTGGTAACACACTGTACAGTGCTGACGGTGTGAGTATGACGTTGAGTGAGATGGGTGTAAAGAAACTCATGCCTGAGGTAGGTAGTCGTTACTATCTATTCACAGGTGGATTAGTCGGCATTCTTTCCGCTGACGATATCACAGCCGAACGTACGTTGAATGAGAAGGCTCGATATATACGGGCACACGTAGCAGCAAGGCGTAATGCGATTGAAAGCAAGTATTGGATTCGTGCCATTATGGAGGACGAGCTGTACCACTGGTTA